GGCCCTTTTTCCTTAATCCACTACTTCCACAATCCCAGAATACTCCTGAAAATACTCAACCCGGATGATCTGATATCTGTTCTGTATATGCCACAATTTGATGAGCCAAACTGGCTAACTGCGTCTCTTTCTTAGTGCTGACGCGGCAATATGCCGCCACACGCAGCGGTTCCATATTCTCTTTTTTCACAGGCATATAATATATATTTTTCAAAACACATCACCTCGTTTCATCAATAAGGAAAAGGCGCGAAAGCCAAAAGCCTTCACGCCTCACCACACGGCAACTATCCAATCTCACCTAATCATCATTTAACACTCTTTTGCAACAGGACAATACTTTCCACATGCACCGTAAGTCGATGTCAAAAAACCATGTGTGCTACACAATATTATAGCGTAACTTATTATCTTTTAAAATAAGAGATTTTCAAGAAATAGAAAAACCAGAAGTACTATAGCGTAACCAAGCGTGTTATAGAAAAACTTGTGCAAGGTAGGCAAATCGTAGTCACTGCCTACCAAATGAGGCGGGCCCGGTATTCCGGAACCCGCCTGCATCATGATTTTTTCTTGTTCATAATCTGTTCACATTTGTTTGATATATTCCATGTTTGGAATCATGTGTCTATCTTTTCTTTAACCCCATTGTCAACCGGCACATGTTTTCTCATAAACGAGGCCGGCAGAAAACTGTCAGCCTCTCCTCTTTTTCAGAACATGCGCACCCGAACATTTGGTATCTGCCTCCATCACTCTCCGCCTTCCGCCTCCCCTATCCTGATGGCTAAATCCAAAACAGTAGCGGCTGTCTCGTCACTGATGAAATGAATATGATTCATCATAATATCATTTATAAGCAATCTCATTTCACAAAACATGTCCTCTGCCGCCTTGGCAGACTGATATTGTACATAAGCTCCTTCAATCATAACTTTATACCTCCCCACCGTTTATATATATATATAAACGCTTTTTTCGGTATTTTTCTCCATACATTTTTTACTTGTGACAAATTCAGTAAGCATGTGGCTGTGAACAACAGTTCAATTTTCAATTAACATTGAGGTGTTTTTCGTTACTAATAACAAAAGACGCCATTATGGCGCCTTAAAATTTTTCCAGTTAACAATTAAACCTGCTACTTTTTTGTCACAGAAATCACAGTTCCAGTGAATGCTTCTGTTTCTTCCAGTTTTCCTGTATAAACAACAGAAACCGTATCTCCTTCTTTGACAGAAGATAATCCTTCTGGTTTTTCTCCTTCAAAGCTAAGAACATAATCCACTCCATCCCCATCGGTGATAACAAACATAAAATCCTTAATGTCACTGATAGTACCTGTAAGAGTGGATTCTTCTTCAGCCATTCTATTTTCACCGCTTTTAGTGGAAGACACATCAAGCGTACTTTCCGCTATCGAAGTGCTAACTATCTGTGTAGGCGCTGCGGAAGATACTTCACCTTTCTGCGCGGAACATCCCGCAACCAACATCAAAGTTACACAAGTAGCTACAAATACATTTCTTTTCTTCATTATCAAATCCTCCTTTTTATAATTTCATAATATTAGACGTATTGTATTTCAAAAAAGTTGCAGATTTTAAAAATTTTTTTAAGTTATCTTTTTAGTTTTCCTATTCATACTTTGTCTATATTTAGTCGATATAATATTTTCGTAGATGTCACCATCTATGCCCCCGAATATTTTGTACATGGATGGGTCTGGTCCTATGGACTAGACCCATCTCCTCTGTTATCCCCATCCTTATCTGGCATCAGTGTCACCACTCGAACACATACCGACGATTTACCATGTCGTATTCTTCTGCAATCCGGAGCGCTCCCCTGGCATCCGTAATCATGCACTTGCCCTCATTACTGCCTATTACTGGGCAGAGTAAAAATGCCTCGCCGGCAGGGTCCACCTGGTAGCCGGTCAGCATGTAGCCCTCGCTGTCAAACAGATACCAACCACAGGTGCCGTCCGTGGCCTCCCGGAGCCAGTACCAGCCGTTAGCCGCATAGCTGCCGTCTGTAAACTGATACCACCAGCGGTTACCATCTGCGGCCGGCTGGAAGCCCTGGGTGTATGTCACTGGGACCGGGGTATAGTCGATGTCGCAGAGCTTGAGGGCCTTCTGCCAGGGTGTGGCGGTCACTCTGGACTTGATGGTGCCGTAGTTGATGCCCTTGGCCTCAATACACCAACCATCACCTATGTACACCCCGATGTGGCCCGGCTTCCAGAGCGCCCAGCCGACCATGGACTCGTCCAGATGGTCAATGCCTACCCGCTCCACGGCTGTGTCATGGTAGTTGTAGCTGCCACGGATGCGCCCGGTGTACCAGCTGATGAGGCCGGAACAGTCCGTGCAGCGCTGGCCCATGTACTTAGCCGCCTTGACTTTGTAGGTGGATGTGTATGTGCCTGGGTTCTCCCGGGCGAGGCGGTCCAGGCTGGCCTGCGTCAGTATCTCACCCTTGGCGCCGTAGACGTAAGGGGTGCCCAGCTTGTCCTTGCAATGCTGTATTAATCCTGCTGATGTTTTACTCATAGTGTTTTCCTCCAATCAAAAAAATAAGGCCCAGGATAGTCCCTGAGCCATGAAAAGTTGTGACGTCACAAGTTGCGATATCGCAACTACTCCTTTTCGTCGTCTACGCCATTATTGTTACGGTCACTTGGGCCGCCTACACCGCTCTGGTGCTTACCCGGATGCGGCGTGTCTGTTGGTGCATCATACAGGTATGGGGTGGGATGTTTTTCCTGCAGGTCTGGCCCCTCTGCCAGGTATCCCCCATTTCCCGGAATATGCGCTACATGTTTTCCTGTTGATTCTGCCATAATATGTACCTCTCTTTCCTTTTTTGGGGTTGATAAGTTTACCGCCATTACCCTGGCGGCCGGGAGATATACGGACCACCTCCTTTTATGTCCTGCTGCCTCCCTGATAATCTGTATTGTCAATCTTATCCTTCAATACCGCAATATATTTGCGTAGCCATTCCGGCACATTGGCACCCATACGGCCTGCGTTCTCAATGATGGACAACAACTCATTGAGTAAGTACCAGACCGCCACCAAGAGCCCGAAGAATGCCTTGACAGATATTTGCATCCCAAGCTCTACCGACACGGATACAATTACATAATCAACCACCATTGCCGCAGCAATCACGCACAGGTATCCTACCTTCTTAATAATACCTTTAGCCCCCTTTCTGGAGCTCCATCCATAGCCGGTATCGCCCGGATGGTCTATGGCCTCATTTTTACTGGCCAACATCCCAGTTATGTAGTCCAGCACCATCGTCCCCATCAGAACGCAAAGAACCGGATATAGGAAGCCCAACTTCGCACTCAAAAAGGCACCAGCTGCTGCCAGTGCCCCCTGTACTGTAATCACATATTCTCTTTTCATTATCTTATCGCTCCATTCTCAAATGACTTTTCGTATAATAGGAATTTTCCTCAATATACTTGTTAACATGAAACCAACTATTATTACAAGCATTATATTCACACAGCATATTATAATTGGAGGAAGAAAATAAAATATCTTCGTACCAATAGGGAAGATTTTATCCCTAAGGTATTGTTCCATCACAAATATGCCAAACACACACTGACTAAGAGATAATATCCACTTTCTTTGGCATATAGAAAAGTTGGTCTGTCCAGCTGCATACTTAACCCCGCAAAACACTCCTATAGCAGGCATTAAGATAAAGGTTGAATGAAATATCTGAGAGCTTTTTTCATTGCATATACCTGTATTTATACAATCATAGTGCACCATAAAACATGCCACTACAATACTTAAAAGTCCTACTATCCACAGTATTTCCCTATGCTTTTTTATCCGAGCTTCATCAAAATAATGGTCCAGATAGTATCCTATGCATAAGTAAAAAATAGGCATATAAGTAATAATCGGAATTTCAATACTTATATTCACCGTATTATTAAATGCAAAGTATTGGAAAACTGGTATTAACATAGAAAAAATGATATACATGGTAATCAAATACATATAATCCTTTTCTTTCATGTTTTGGGCCATTTTTCTTATTAGTGGAAGCATCAATAATATAGATAAATAGCTGTATAAGAACCAATATGGTACAATCACGTCATTTGAATACACCCTGCGAAAAAATGAATATATTGAAAACGGCTCAATATGATTTCTAACAAGTATCACATACCAAAAGAAAGAGGCTCCTAAAATCACTAAAATAAAACGTGAAATTCTCCAACGCAAAATTCTAAATGTGTCATCTTTTCCAATAAGTAGTGCACCTGATATCATAAAAAATAATGGCACTGCTATTTTACAAAATATAGACATGGATAAGTAGACCCAATATTCCACGGTGACCGGGGTTACCGAAAACAAAAAAAAGCCTTGTGTGCCTGTATGATTAAAAATGACGAGAAAAATGGCTATTATCCTTAAAATATCCAAATAAATTTTTCTTTTGTCTCCACTGCTATCTTTCATAATCTTCTTTCCCCTACTATAAGTTTTCTAAAGTATAACATAGAAAATGGTTTTTGGCACTATCTACTCATAGGTTCATCCGCTGTCATTACCAGTTTCTCCATAATCTCTGCTTTATCAGTGCTCGTAAGATTCATATATTTGTCCAAAATATCCTCTGGATTTTCCCCCTGCTCCTTCCGAATGCGTAATGCCCGGATAATTATATTTCTTTGAATATTACTTATCATATTGATACGCCTCCTATCATATCTGCCAAAGTAATGGTCAGTTCCGCATTTTCTGCTTGCAGTTGTGCCAGCTGCTGTTCCATAGTCGGTATGTATCTAACACGAGTCACGCCATCCTCCTCATAGAATTTACCACCAACATACCTCCCGCCTATTTTACATGCATACTGTGTGCATTCCACTGCATACGCATTGTTCCCATGGCTTGCTCTTGCCAGGCGATTTGCCAGTTCATAATCATCACAGGGGGTTATATTCCTGATTGTATCCTCCCATATTATTGCATAAATTGTATGTGCAACCATTCCAGTTGTCCTCCTCTCTCTAATATCCCCATCGGATAATTGCTATGCCAGATCCACCAGCGCCACCGTTATACCAGCTGCAGCCTCCGCCTCCACCAGAACCCGTGTTAGTATTTCCGTTCCCTCCAGAACCAGAAGCATTCCAATTGGTACCAGCTCCGCCGCCATCAGCTCCACCACGGCCACTGTAATCCGCTCCCGCACCCCCACCGCCTGCGGAATATAGGGTTCCTGAAGATTCCCCGAAGGCGCGCGTTGTTCTTCCCTGTCCACTGCCACCTAAATAAACGACATTACCATGGCTGTTAACTCCTGCACCGCCATTGCTCCCACCATCTCCTCCGCCGCAAAGTGTTACACCCGGTGCGTAATAGGACCCCCCACCACCACCGGAACCACCACTTCCACCATCATTTCCACCGCCATTTCTTCCCTGTCCTGCCCCTCCCCCTTTTGCCGTAAGATAATTTCCCACAACTGTATTTCCCCCAGCTCCTCCGTTATTTCCAGACCCATTATATATACCTGCTGCCCCTCCATTTCCAATGGTCACCGGTATTTTCTGACCTGGGGTAACTTTAACATCTTTAACAGTGACGGTGTATCCACCGCCTCCACCAGAACCATTACCGTACCGACTATTTCCGCCAGAACCTCCGCCCGCGCCTCCACCAACACCAAATATATCAATAGCACCAACGCCTTCTGGAACAGTGAACTCTCCCGAGGATGTGAATGTCTTTATTCCTTTCGCTATTACCTCAACACAGGAAAATGCATCTGGATGTATCCATTCGATATTATTCTTTGAAACATAACTGAATGCCTTAAGATAATAGGTCTTATTTGATACGAAACCATTTACGACTGCATTGGATATCCCAGAGGCCATGACATTACTGCCATAACCTTTATAATATCTTGTTCCATCATCAACGTTTTCTGGATAACCGTCTGTTTTTCCCACGATGATTACTCCTGAAAACGGCCCCTTCAATGGATTTTGCCATGTAAACATGATTGCCGTGGAAGAGTACACGGCACCATTAAAAGACAGTATACTCTGTACATCCATCTCACCCTCTATGACTTCATCATTGCTGTCCGCTGTTAATGCAGTCTCGCCCTTTAGTATATGGGCCTTTACCACGGTCACATCATCTGAAGTGATGCCTCCGCTCCCGCCTGTCATCAATATTTCACCCATTTGTCTTTACACTCCTTTCAAGCCCACGGTTAGGTCAATCGTGGGTTTCTTATTGTAACATTTAAATGTTGCCTGGCCATCTGCCGTGTCCCCATCGTCAATCATCCCAAATGCCTTGTTATACGCTTTCACCTGTTCCGGCGTCGCCCCGTCTGCAATCACCTTTACCAGTATGGGGTTGTCCTCCGTTGTCAGCCCCTCTATCGGCACAGTCTGGATATATGGGGCCGCAGTGCTCCACCCGGATGCTTGAAGTGTGACGGGTACAACATGGTTCAGGGCATTCACTGCCTTATTCGTAGCGTTAATGTCATTCTGTCCAAAACTGTCGCCCTTTTGTGTATAGGTAGTGGCATCTGATATACCATAGGTGCCATCCTCGTTCTGGGTCAACCTCCATCGTCTGGAACCCTCATATATATCGTCCCTATAATCTGTTTTTAAACTCATTACTCAAATGCACCTCCATTAAGTGTGAAAGCCAGGCGTCTGATTCCTTCGGCCCTTCCTAATATGTTCCTGTATATCTTCAGGCAGGCGGATTCAATACGGTTCAGCTCTTGCCAGTCAATGAATGGGCCGTTGTCATGATAAAACTGCCTCTCTCCTACATTGAAGGGGAATGTCCCTACGCAGACGTGGTCTATATTGGCCTCAAAGCGGTTAATTTCATCGGCATAAAACCCATAATCCTGATAGGTCTTATCCTCTCCCATCTCCTCAAACTTAAAGTCCGGCCACAGAGTAAGCGCCTGGGTCCGTATCTCATTGATGTTGCCCTTGATGCGGTTGTAGTCACCGATATTAAAATAATCACTGGCCTGCCAGTCTGTTTTTGGCTGTTGCCACATAACTCATGTCCCTCCTTGCCTTGATGGTACCGCTAAGCCCACCATTAAATTTCAGGGTATGGTCCGTTACCCGTATCAGTAGGTCAGGCACATACTTATTTTCCAGGAATGCTATGTCGTTGGCATCAATCCGTGGCTCTCCCCGGTATGACAGGTCATATTCCCGGTCTGATTTCATGTAGTCCCCAATCCAATCCGCCAGGTTCGCGGCATGGACCGTGTCGGACACAAGCGGATTATTCCACGCCTCCAGGCTGCCGGTAGGATTTAGCTGTCTGCTTACCTTGGGCTGGGTAGTAACATATTCCCTGCCTGTAACGACCACCTCTGTCGGCCCTGTGATTCCTGTAAGCTCCACCGTTGCGTAATAGGCACTACTATCCACAATCTCACACCCATATTTCGGGATACTTGCAATACCAGTGAAATAGCCGATGAACTTATCACACCACTCTATATCCGGTTCATTCCCGATTCCCCAAGCTGCTGTCAAATCTACCAAAAGAATTGAATCTATATAAAGCCTTTTGTTTCCATAGGTATAAATCCTTAGGTCCCACTCTCCTGTTGCCTCAACCGTGTCAATGGCTGATTTGGTATGCCACACTCCATCTGGCGCAATAGTCTCTGGACGTAGATTAATATTAAATGATTCTCTATTGGCAATCGCCCTGACCAAATCGCATTCATCATTTCCCGAATACTCACCGGGCGATTCCTCCCGCATGAAATTCCCCCGCAAGTAATATTTATGTCCGGATATCATCTGTACAGTTTGTACTATGTGGACTGCGTTTCCATCTTCCGAGACAACGTATGTGCATTTTCTGGCTGCGTCATACTGTGCGTTGATCCATCCGGTCACGCCGGTATCAAAAGACCCGTTCTGAACCATATTGGTTGCCTCCACATAAACCGGGACGTATGTCTTTAAATCATAGGATGGATTAGAAAAATAAAACGTATATCGGTTGTCTAAAGCGGTTACACTTATGGTCTCCCTTGCCAGCTCCTTTGCATCCTCTGTACTGAGATTGTATATGGTGCGTACGACCTGCAGTTCCCTAACCTTGGTCAGTTGCGTGCCCTTTGGGGTCTTGGTCAACTCTACACCATATTCCAGGACATAATCAGTGCTGTCGCCGAAGATTATATTGTCCAGCACTACACGGTTATTGGGACATCCCTTGGAAAATTCCAGCACCAACCGGTCAAACTCTGGGAACTCATGGCTGACCACGTAAGTCTGTGTCAATCCAGGGACTGTATAATCTTCCATAGCCGCGTTATTGTAGTAGGCATGGAAGATAACTGTATCCGGCCAGTTGCGACCAAATTCCAGGGTTAGTCCAAAACACTTGTATGCCGCCTCCGTAGTTATTTCCACTGTGGGATTGTCCGTAAACAGCCCGTCTTCCTCGGCGACGGCCTCAGACACATAGCCCGTATTGAGATATGTGGCTCCATTGGTCGTCTGCCTGGGAAGGAAATACTGTGCGCCGGATGTGCCTGTGTAATCCTGACCAGGCAGGGCATACGCTTCCTTTTCCGCGTGGTCAAGTATGGCTGACGCATGGGAAAAGTATGTCTCGTTATCAGACGCCGCCTCCATATCCGGTACAAAACTGGACTTAAGGATTATCCTGCCGGTCCGGTCCTGGTACAGGATACATCTGCCGGCATTAGCAATCAGCTGCAGGGCTTCCTTATGCGCTACCACCGGCATCGGATTAACCACCAGAACGTCCTTAAGATATGGATCTATCCAGTAGTCCCGGTAATCCACCTGGGCATCCGCAAGGACATCCACAGCCATGTCATACAGGCTCATACCGTCCGGATGATACCGGCCACGGTAATATGTGCCGTCCATCCCCTCAAAACAGTCTGATGCCTGGAAGTCCATCTCCGTATCATCAGCTGACCATGATTTCAGTGCAAGTGACGTTCCCGGTATCCACTCAATCGTTCCATCATCCATGGCCTGGCCGTAAAGCGCCTCGATACTCTGACCAATTTCCAAGAAGTTCACTGTACTTTCTTCATTCTCCACATCATAGGCCCGGTCCTTATTATCCACCGTTACGGAAAAATCTATGGTTGTCAACTCCTCCGATATAGGACTGATATGTTCTTTTTTGGTTGCGGACAGTATTTTTTTGCTGTCAAAATAGATGCCTATGCCCATCGTTATTTGGTTAATGCGCAGTCTGCTCTGTCCATTGGCCATGACAGACGGCACAAAACGGAGGAAGGTTGCAGCCGGAAATATCTCCTCCGTTACATAATGCCCGCTGGCATTCCCGGTTATTTCTACGGTATTGCCATCTGATATGATACTGAAATCCACCGGATACGCCTTGCCAAATTCCACGGTCAGCCCTTTAATGTCGTATTGAACGGGAAACTGGATTTCAATTGCCCCCTGAAGGCCATCCGTCACGATTCCCTGGTTGAGCACCACGTCTGCTGCATCCCTGGGAAGGAAGTACATACTGCCATCCACCGTGGTATAATCCTGGTCACAGGTTGCATACAGCTCCTGTACCTTGTAGTTATCCATGGGCTTCACTAGGTCGGAATAATAAGTATACATATCCGGCTCAGGTATGTAGGCGGATGCCTGGGCCTGTTGGTTAATCAGGCCGATGGTGACACGCAGATGAGACAGTGGGTTCCTCCACTTCCTGCGCATCATGTCCTTATATTCATTACTTGCCGCCTGCACTACTCCATCACCCCGCAGTCTATCAGGTTCACCTTACAGTCTTTATACATGGTGGGCAGCCCATCCGGACCTATCTCGTCTATCTTGGCCGTCCGGTTCCCCGGATACATCCGCTCCGTCTTCCAGCAGTTGTTTTTCATGTCGGGAAACTTGACCGTCACCACAAACTCCTCAAACTCTTTAAGGATGCTACTCCAGGTCGCCGCATCCAGATAGGACCACTGCAGGCCGTCAATCTTATCCTGGTCACGGCCCACGCGCTGCCCTACGAATTCCCCCAGGGCATTCTTGCCCTGGTTCACGTTCGTAGCAATGGTTAAGCCAGGCCCCCGGTCATAGTTTGGATATTCATGTCCATTAATATAAATAGGCACTCCAGCCACCTCCTTACGTTGTGCGCAGCGTGTATCCGTTACGCTTATCCAGTTCCACAAGTTTCTTTTTGATTTCCCGGATATCTATGTTGACCGTTAAATCCATCTGTTCTATCAGGTCAATGATGCGCTGCAGCAGGTTTGCCATGATGGAAAGATACTGCTCACTCATGCCATTACTGCTTGTTTGGGACGCTAAAGCCACCGCCCGGTCCACCATTTCCTGCATCTTATCTTCAGGCGCCACAATCTCACCATAGTGCCGGTTATCACCAATCATGGCCAGCTGCGGGGTGTTGGCCCGGACGAAACCGCCTTGGGCCAACCGTGGAAGATGGATGTTCGGTATATTCGGGATAAAATCGGCGCCGATGCCCGGTATCTTATCCGCCACCTCATTTACGGCGTCTATCATGGCATTAATCGCATCAATAACCCTGTTGGCCATGTTCTCCACACCATCAATAATCATGTTGATAATGCCCTTTATATCTGCCCAGATACCGTCCCAGGTTTCTTTTGTCTTTTCCTTCACCGTGTCCCATGCGCCGGTAATCGCGTCTTTCATAGCCGTGAACTTCTCATCCACTGCCGTCTTGATTGTATCCCACAGGCCTGAAACGAATTCCTTAATGGATTCCCATATCTCGGATGTCTTACTCTTGACATTCTCCCAGGCCGTGCTGATGGATGTCTTAATGGCATTAAATAATGCATTGGCCAAGGACTTAAGCCAGTTCCAGATGGTATTCAGGAGTGCCTTAATTCCGTTCCAGATGGTGCTGGTTACCCCGGATATAGCAGTCCAGGCCAGGTTAACAACATTTTGAATGAATGTTACGGCGCCAGATACAAGCTCCTTCAATGCCTCCCAGATACCGGAGAATATCTCCTTGATTCCTTCCCAGGCAAGGCTCCAATCACCTGTGAACACGCCGACAATGAAGTCAATCACACCACCAAGCGCCGTGAGCAATCCCTCTATGATGCCGGAAACTGATTCCCAGAATCCGAAGAATGTGTCAATGGCATCCTGTAAACATGCAGCTATGACTGGTGCTACGTTGGTTATGAACCATTCAATGAATGGCTGTATGACTCCCGTCCACAATTTGGTGACCGCATCAGCTACTTTTCCACCAAACTCCAGGAACTTATCAATCAGCGGGCTCAGGTACTGGTCCTTAAATTCAACGAATCGGCCCGACAGGTTCTGCAATACTGGAAGGAAATATGTGTTGTAGACATCAAGCAACAGTGTTCCGATTTCCGTGAACCCTTGTTTGAAGGTTGCCAGCATTGGCGCCACATGTTCATCATATGTTGTGCCAATCTTTTCAAAAGTCTCCGCAACCAAATCTTTGATTGTAGAAAAGATAGGTTCAACCGCGCTGAATGTATCCTCCAGGGTTGTCCTGATATAATCCGCATTTTCTACGAATGGGGCTGTAATGGTGTCCAGCACATCTGTCGCAAATGTCCCAGCCAATTCCGTGGCTCCCATGAAGGCCTCGGAAAATATTCCGATAATATCTGCTGTAATCTGCTTCGCGCTGTTACTCCTGAGGGATGAAAATACCGTTGCAAGTGCTTTGGAAAAATTCCCGCTTATCTCCGCGATGCGTGAGCCAATATCAAACATGGACACAATATACTCAATGACACGGTCCTTATTCTGCTGTAGGAACAGGCTGATTCCACCCAGCAGGTTATCTGCTATGGATGCTCCTATACTGGCGGCAGAGCCAGCTATCTTACCCAGGTTAATAGCCAGGATATTAGCAAACCGGTTGGCAGCCTGCTCCACCTCTGGAGATGTAAATATCTCCGTCAGACTATCCTTGATGTTTTGGATAGATTCTTTCATGCTGTCCAGGACGCTGGTGTCGCCAAATCCAACCTTAAACCCTGCCATGAATAGGTTTTTGAGTTCCTTTGCCTTTTCAATCAGCCCGGCATACTTACTGTCCATCTCATCCACGGCCGATGTATCAAGTTCGCCCATGTCGAACTCATCCGCAGAGTACCCACCATCCGCACCGCCTCCGGAACCACCGCTACCGGAGTCTGTCTCCGGGTTGATGATATTGAGTTCATCAATGCCTGTGCTGACACTTTTCATGTCCTTGGCGGCCTTTTTAGCGGCACCTCCTGCCCCTCCGGCAGCTGCTCCGGCCTTGTCAGCGGCCTGTGCCACTGCCTCCATTCCTGCGGCGGCGGCAGATGCTCCTCCCGAGCCCTTCTTGCCTGTCACCATTTCGGTAAAAGCCTTAAAGGCATTGGCCAGGCTCATCAGTTTGCTGATGATACGGTTGATTACCTGTATGACCGGGGTCAGTACATTTATAAGGCCCTGACCGATTGTGGCTTTAAGGCTGTCAAATTGCAGTTTCAGAACACGTACCTGGTTTGCCCAGCCATCCGCTGTCCGGATGAAGTCCCCGGACGCAAGGGACAGCTGGTCCTGCACAAACTTATACCGCAGGGCCACCTTCTCAGCCTCAGACATCTTGGCCGTGACCTTACCATAGCCGTTCGCCAGGGCGTAACTGTCCAGGGCGCTCTGGGTCATGACGATGCCCAGGTCCTTAAGGGTCTCCGTCTCACCCGTAAATACAGATTTTAATTTGGTGTAGGCCTCGTCCTGGCTGATGTTGTAGAAGGATGCCACATCACCGGCCAGGCCAGTCAAGGTCGTGGACATCTCATAGGCTGCCTGTTCACCAAAGCCAAAAGCCTTGGCCATTGCCCCAAACGTTCCGGTAAACTTCTTGGCCATGGTCTCGGACAGGCCGAAGGAGGTTATAGCATTCTTAGCAAAGTCATCCACCTGTTTGGACATCCGTGGGAATGTGACATCCACCACATTCTGGACTTCCGCAAGGTCGGAACCCAATTCAATGCATTGTGCACCGAAGTCTATGATTTTTTTTACCGCAAATGCCGCCGCCAGGGCGGCACCTGCCTTTTTGGCCAGTCCCTGAATACCAGCCATCTGCTGCTTGAATTGATTCTGGTTGACCACAAGGTCAAGGCCAATCTGGCCTACGCTGTCAGCCACGGTACCACCTCCTATCCACACATGGCCGCGAACATCTTCTCCAGGTTGGCCATTTCCTTCTCGAAGGTTTTCTCATCCATTTCTTTCATTTCCCGGTTACGCCAGTCATCATATATCCGGCGCTGGTCCTTTGTATAATGCTTGATAATGTCCTTATCCGTTTCAGACCGGATGGCCACCACCCGTCCCAAGGCAGTCTCCGGGGACAGGCCGGCAATCAGCGCCTTGAACTCGTCCCAAGAGACTGACTCAAATTCCTTCGTTCGTATACGCAACCCGTACTGCGACAGGAAGCTGGAAACTATCAGGTCCCAGTCCTCGAACATGTCGTAGTACGGGTCACTGCTCTCCCGGGCTGTCTACCTCATCGGTAATCAGCTGTATGGATTCCATAATGACTGTAACCAAATCCTTAAATCCGATTTTCAGCTTTTCAATCTTCTTCTTGGACTCTTCGGGGAACATCAGGTTGTAGGCCTGCAGAACTTCATCCATTCCGGGGGCATCTGCCGACATCAGTCCCATGACCTTAAGCATGGTCGGGGCATCTGCATTGACCTCCAGCACCTCACCCTTAATGACAAGGGATGGATTTCCCTCAAAACTCAGCTTATCCGTGATATCTACTTTTCTCGCCATTGTCCAACCCTCCTTATACTGTTAACGATTGCGCTGGAGTGAAAGTTGGCTTACCATAACCCGTCACCTCAAACTCCAGACCGTCAATATTTGTCGTGTCACCACCTCCGGGCGTCGTCACATTAACGACTACGTCACAGGCCAGCTTTGCTCCACTGACCATGGTCCACTCAAACTTGGTCATCACGTCCTGTCCAAACTTCCACGCCAGGCCGGCAATATAATCATTCCCCGGGTCCCCAACCGACCGTTTTCCCTTGAAGCTGAACCCAAGTTTCTTACCGGTCATGGCAGCCTTGGCCCATCCGGCAGCATCCATGGAATACCACTCCTCAACGGTACCGTCTATGGATGGTGCAAAGTTCTCCAAATCGGCTGGCATCACCATCTGTTCATCTGTACTCTCAAGGCCCGCAGTGCCAAACTTAAACGCATTGTTATGCACGGGATACACTTTTCCCTTTGCTGCATCTGCCATCTCTTATACCTCACTTTCTCTGATATACAAAATCCAGCCATATCACATATTCGTAGACACCCTTATCATCCGTCCCCACGTCCACTGGTTCCGGGACCTGGAGGATGATGCAGTTGATGGGTGTATCCCCTATGGATAGGCTGGATACGTTTTTAAGTTTCTCATATAACTCATAGGCGGCCCGTTCTGATGCCTGCACATCCCTATCCCAATGGACCAGCAGTGATATACGCCGGACATCATAGCTGCTGTAATCATGGCCACCCAGCGCCATCACGGGAGGGCCGCTGCCCTGCCGGTGATACACGCCTATGGAATGGTCTTTCTTACTGTTCAGTTTCCCGATATAGACATTGCTGTCAGCTACAATCCCAAGGCCTCCTATGTATCCCCGGATGTCATCCAAGGTCAGCATCATACACCACCTACTTTCTTGTAAAACCGCTTAAATGCGTTCCTGGCAAAATCCTGGCTTACTCCACCAGGTAGCCACGGTTCGTACCATTCTCCGCCGGCAAACGGGTTCTCGTCCGTCTGGAAGTCATACTCTGGATGGTAATAGAGGCGGCGCGCATAAGGTGTACTTACTACCAGAGTTGCCTTCCCCTGTCTGGAATGGCTGTAATCCGCAAAGAAACTGTCCTCCTCTAGGCGTCCAGTATCAAATGGCATCACCTGCGCCTGCACCACCTCTGTGTGCAGGGCTTCCGCTGTCATTTCCAGGGCAGTCACTGCTGCCTGTGTCAGCTGCTTAATCCGCGGGAAGTTCATCTTTACAGTTGATTTAACCTGCATCAAACCACCTCCAGTTGGCAATAGTTCACTGTCCCGTCCGGATTCCTGGCCTTCATCCCCTGTTCAATCCTCCGCTCTTCCCCAAATATAGTAACGGTACCCCCGCTTAAGGTTGGGAAGTCTGGGGCAATGTCCCCAGGGAACATGGCTGTGCCGGTTATCTGCACCAGCTTCTTTTCTGTGGTCAGAATGGTCTTGGCCCGGTCCTGGAAGTTACATTTTAGGTCCAAGTCCACTACCTTCTCTGGATGGCCGCGGTTGTCTGTATCCTCTGATTCCAGATGGACGTGTATATCCGTCCTGCATAGCCGTTTTGGCACTAAACATGGGTATTTCATATCCTCACCTCGCTAACCGGCAGCACAGACCCGTCTGGGACAGCAGAGCGTACACATCGCGCTTCATGGCTACACCCTTGTCTGTAAATACGTTCCAGCTGCTACCGAACTGTGCGGATACACCGTTGATGCTGTAGCCATGCAGGATGGTATTAATCTCGTCCGCGTTCTCATACTCAAAGTCCGCCTGCTGGCAGACCACTTCCTGTATGGTTTCCTGCTGGAAGGCCGTCAGATTAGAAAATCCCCGGCCTACAATCCGGTTGTAGGTCAGGGAATCAACGTGGCGGCTGGCCCGCTTAAGGGCCCTGTCCAGCTCATCCATGGGGATTACGGTCCCCTTGTATACATCACAGTAATATTCATATGTGACATAGGGTTCATAGGGCATATTACTCACCTGCCTTTTTACTCTCCGCTTTCTTTGCCGGTTCCTGCTTTGCGGCCCGGAGTGAAGCAAGTTCCTCCCTCAACGCTACATTTTCGGCATCCCTTTCAGCCGCCAGGTCCTGAAGGCGCTCAATCTCTTTCACTGCCTTCATGTGTTCATCATAAGGTATTGTCTTTCCGCGTCCATATGCGGTCACCTGGCCATCATCGCCCACAATATCAAAGCCAGCGTCCTGATAGGACTTCTGCTGGCTTTCATCAATGGTGTACTCTTTATTTCCCTTAACTGCTCTCATACTACCTCCTTACGCTCCGGCCGCTTCCACATTCATGGCACACCCATCAACCTTCTTTTCAAGAAGGAACAGGTCTCCGTAGCAACGGTTCTGATACAAATACCCATCTGCCGTCCTTGAATCTGTTCCTGGGGTAAACAGCTTGATATAGCTGTATTTATCCCGGCATACCACGCAAGAGGTATGAATCAGAATCCAGTTAATCTGCTTCGCATCAGAAGCAGCCACACATCCTGTAGTGAAGTCATACTTAGTCTTCATCCTGGCCGCAGGCACCATCTTAATGGTCACATCATCCAGGCTATGTACCTTACGATTGATTGTGGACGGGGACGTTACGGTCATGACCCTCTGAAGTCCTTCCGCCTCCTTCACAATCTTATTCATGGTTGGGGTGACATACAGCATTCTCCCTTCTTCCGGGACACCAGCCTCATCCATTCTCGCCATCTCCTCATCAAAAGCTTCCAGGAAGTTGGCTGCCGTGATGACATCAGTACTGATACGGCCAGAATAAGCGGTCAGTTCTGCATGAAGTTTGGAATAACGATAGGAATCTTTTTCCGGGATAGCCTGTTCGGTCTCAAAGGTGTTCTGTATGTTTGCTACGGATAAGGTCAGGTTTGTTTCGTCAATGTCCATGGGGTCAATCCAGAACTCAACATCCCTGTCGTGTTCCAGTTTCTTTGCCTCCCAGTCATTACTGAGCGTTCCTGAGTTAAAGCCTGGTGTCCGGGTATGGTCTTTGTATCCGGTCACTGCCATCCTCGGAAGCTTGATGGTCTGGGCGTTAATGAATTTCACCTGCTGATTGCTCTGTGTCAGTGCATCAGAGCACAACTCCTTTGCATATTTCTGCTGGAGCAGCTGTGTAAAGGTTGTTGCATAATCATATACTGCCATTTCTTAATCCTCTCTTTCATTAAAGTCCGAACGCCTTTTTAAGGGCGTCATCCGTTGTCTGGGTCTGTTGCTGCCCGCTGGCTGCGCCCACCTGGATGAATCCGCTGGATCCTGGTGTCTGGGGTTTCAGTGCCGGCACGTCCTCCAGCACCTTGTTCAGGGCTGCCTTAAGTGCCTCATCATTGATTTTCCCATCCTGTCCCATGACCTGACCTAAATCAGCCATCTTGAGGACATAAGGGATTGTCTTGGCGTCAATTCCCAGGGATACTGCGGCCATGGTTGCCGCGGCCTGCATCTGTGCCTGTTGGGCGAGGGCCTGGGCTTGGGTGGCCTGCTGCTGTAACGCAGCCACATCTGGTTGCGATGCCGCCTTCTGCTGCTTGAATGCAGCAATCGCCTGCTCTACTTCTTCCTGGCTGAGTCCCTGCTGCTTGAAGTAGGCTTTCAGGGCCGTGTCCTCCTTAGCTGCGAGGGTTCCCTCCAGCATCTGCTGGATTTTGGCATAATCAATTATTGGGGATGCCGCCTGCTGGCTGGCCTGGGCTCCCTGCTGCTGGGTCTGTGCCCCTCCCACTCCCTCGCCGCCTGCCCCGCCTGCGGGCTCTGCAAATAACTGTAAGTTCATTGGTAACATGTCTCTCATCGTCAATACCTCCATTTTAAGGGTGTCACCCTGTGATTTTCGTTTCATCCATTGTCATCAGTGTCACTGGCCATGCAGCAGTTTAAAGCCATGCTCGTGTTTGGGCGTAAAAATAGCACCCAGGATAATCCTGCGTGCTTACTCCTCAATCTTATCAGTCAACAAACATCCAGTCCTCCGCCAGCATATCTGCCTGACTTGCCAGCCATCCCATCTGTACGCCGCTCGTGCCAACAAACGCTATGGCTTTATTTCCGATGGCATCATGCGTGCAGTTTACAATCTCGCCATCTGCATTTTTATAGCTGATACTGGTTGCCAGTTCGATATACTGGTTTTTCCCATTCCATCCCTGTCTTTTAACTTTTAATCCGCGTTTCATGTATTTAACGGCATCGCCGAAACCAAAGGTGGCAGTTCCACCCAAGATGGGTGTGTTTTCCCCATTGGCGACATCCCATTCATCCGACAGCACATTCTGCAATGTATATTCCACTCTTTGTGTTTCGCGAATATCAAGCCGCTGATTATCCTTTGTGTACATGACGACGGTTTCCTTCTTCGGGTCCCAGCACCAATACCCTCCCCAGGACGGGAGTTTCATTGGGATACCTTTTTTCATCTGATTCAGTGCGTCCAAAAAATTCATATGTTTCCCTCTCTTTCCGTTGCGATATCGCAACAAATAAAATACCACCGGCCATTAATGACTGGTGGTTATAATCCCGGTATTGTATCCTTTATTCCTTTTGCAAGGTTTGCTGCTTTCTTCATCAAAGTATTTTCTTCCAGATATTCAAGGCCCTTCAACGTAATCTCAGGCCTTGTCAACGCCACCCTGGGGTATCCGCAGTCAAAGGCATTCCATGTCTGCCCACCTGTAATATACCCTTCATTCAACAGCATGGCCATTATACGGCTCCATTTCGGTACAGACAGTTCGAGTCTTTCAGCAGATAGGATTTCCCTATCTATTTCCTCGCAGTCCATTGATTTCTGAAGGATGCGGAGTATCTTATAAATCAACCGGAAATCATCCATACATACCCTCCTTTATGGTTACTGGGATTTTTCATGCTCCTCGACAATTTTCCTTAACTGCTCTTTCCATTCCTCCAGGGTGTATTTTCCACCAAGGCAGAAAGAAATATCCTTAAGCTGTCCGGTAATTGCGTATACCTTCCGTCTTAATGCCTGAAGTTCCTCATCGTTCCGCATCCGGTTCTTGAATTCTTCCTTCATCATTGCTTTATTCACCTACAACTTTCAAAAATGCAAGATATAATTCACCCAACTCCTCTTTGAGGAATTTAACCGTTACATCATCCCCTTGGTAAAGGGCAGTGAACACGTTTGCAAACACTTCCAACTCTGAATACCCTGGGATACCAATATATTGTGATTCATGATAGGCATCGCCCACTATCACATTATCTGTCAGGCACCCCAGTATATCGCTGATGAGGTTATTATACTCCAGTTCTCCTCCAGGAGCAAATAATTTATTATATCTATCCGCATCTTTCAGCAACCTTTTCTCTGATTCTAAAATAGCATCCGTAAACTGTACATTCATTGGGCTTCCAAACTCGTTGTGGTCAATCCGGTGCGCCAATTCATGTATCATGACCTCTCTATAGTCATAATATTCATACAACGGATGGGCTGGGTTAACTACAATTGTGTCTGTATCCGGGTCATACGCATACGCATGTTCAGCCGTCTCCTTAAGCACAACAAATTCATCCTCCGTGTATTTATCGACTAAATCTATCATTTTCTCAGGTGTATCATCCCGATACACCTTTATCTCATCTGAAACCGTGTATCTCTCCCCTGCCTCCCCCTCCCATTTCTCGGATTTCTGTTTATACTGCTTCTGATTTTCTGGTGACAAAGAATATTCCGCCAGCCGCCCATATTTCTCTACCTGCCTTGAAGCATACTTCCGTTCAGCCTCCTGCTGATTGGCCTGGCCGATGTCTTCCAGTTCCTTTTCACTCCAGATATCGTCCGCCGTGGAAATGCCGGGGAAGTACGTTGTGTGGCTGTCCTTGCATCTGGGATGATACAGGCCGGCCGCAACGGCCTTGCTCATGAGGGGATACGGACCATCGGATTTCTTTCCGCCGGACCAGACGTCGTCAATCAGGACCTTACCGACAAATGGCAGGCACTTCGGACACGGGTTCCCGCGCTTGCTGACAATCACGGTAGTAATCCCCCATTCTTGACGCTTCTCTCCTTCTCCTTGCAGATACGCCCGCTTGGATGCCGTCCGGATGGCCATGTCGGCATAATCTGCCAGGGTATGACGGGCACCATTGGCATACTCTACACAGTTAAGGCCCCGTGAGAGCATGTCCCTGGTAGCCATGTCCACTGCCTTCTCGTAGGTTCCTGCACCGGTATTGGCATAAACCTGGGCATTGAAGATTGCCTTACGATAATCATCATTAGCTTTACGCAGGACAGCCGTCTCCGCCGCTTCCATGTCGTGGGTAGTGGCCTCGATCAATGCTTCCAGCTTCCGTTCATTCAGTTTAAAAAACTCGGCGGTGGCACCTTTGCTGATTTTCCTGGCTGGAAATCCTTTGCGAATGGCGTTCAGTATCTGGATTTCCTGCTGCATGTTACCTTTTTGCCTGGATATCCGTATCAGCTCACCTATTTCCTTGTTGAGATTCTGAAACTGCTTTCCATACCGTTTTCGGTTATCCCTCTTATACTTTTCCAGGGCCTTAAGCTGCTCTGCCTGCCACATGGACCACTCAATACCCTCTTTGGTTTCCTCGGCCCGATGTCGGTCCATATTGCGTATCATAGACTTGATAAGTTCATCCTCTATGGCTTTGAAGGCGGCGCCGATATCGTACTCATTATGTTGCACTCATCAGCGCCCCTTCCGCTCCAGGCGTGCCTCCTTCTGACAAATACACTCCCTTATTTGCATACACATTGAATCCCTGCGCCTTGAATTGCCGTGTCAACGCCTTGAGCTGGGTCACGCTGCTGCATTTATCGCAACGCAGTTCCGCGTACCCCTGCTTCTCAATTGCGTAGATACCCAGTGGTACCTGTTCCTTTGCCACCTGCAGCAGTCCCTGGTACTCCTTCTGGCTCATCTGATACAGACGGTTCATTACCTTGACCTTCATCTGGCTTTCCTCCCTTCATGTTAAGTTGAAAACTGCCAGCAGCCGTATTGATTCCGGGTTCTTCCACTTTCGCAATGCCCTGCTCTGCCTTCAATCGCGCTATCTCCTCTTGTTTCCATGCATCGTCCTTGCTATCACCATACAATTCCTCCACCTGAGCCTCGATGCTCATCATTGGAACGCCGGGACGGGCCTTGGCCAGGGTCTCCACCTGGCTCTCAAAGGATGGGTTTGCATACTCACCGAAGGGGATATCCACTTTGACCTCCTCCACCCCCTTACCATGAAGGATATTGCAAGCGTTGATTGCCGCGCTGACCAGCTCCGGAAGAGTCTCCTGCAGAGCCTCCACAATAGCATTCCGGGTGTACAGGGTAGCTTTTTCCTTTTCGCGCTGCGCTTCGGCGTTGTCCAGCTTCTTGACATCAATCCCCAGAGTGGATGGGCTGATAACGCCCTGCAGGCACAGGTCCAAAGCTGTACAATAGGACGCCAGATAACTATCGTGGGGGATAGTTGGCTGCACCACATTGACCTTGTTATCTGCATTCTCTGACATATCATTATCAGAAGCAAAATATCGGTCGTCAAATGGGTTCGGCCGGATGACCTTCCCTGTCTCCGGGTCGTGTGGCACCAGGCAGTCCGGTATGTACGTCTTGGCCCGACCAGCACGCAGCGCATCCATCCACTGGGACCAGGCCTCGTCAAAGGCATCAAAACTGTCCAGCTTACCGTCAAAGATGCTGCCACCGCGTCCCTCGTATTTGGTGGATTCATAGACTTGCAAGGGTACGGCCAGCATGACTGTATCATCAAACTTCGTATCTTTTATTCCCTTTGTGGCATCGATGGCATTAAGGGGCACCGACGTGTCACCCTTATACAACTCGTTACGTATATAGCCGTATCCATAATGCTCATACAGGACATACTGCTGATACCCGGATTTGTAGGGGGTCTTGAAAACAACTTCCTTCACCCGGTCCCGGTTTCGGACAATCTCAACCCGCTCCCCTGGATACCACTCCAGGATTGGATACTCACTGACGGTCGTGTCAACCGTGACCTTGAAGGCGCCGTCCCCGATGTACAGGACCTCCTTCAAGGCCTTCTCCAGCTTACGAGTGAACTTATTATCCTTTGCAATGTCCTCCCACAGCTGCCGCTGCTGGTCGTTACCTGCAAAATCAAAATCATTCATGTCATCCAGGACAATGCCTGACAGGATACGGATAATCAGCCCGGGCAGGCCGGTATGTATCTTGCGCATCTCCATACCCGGTGTACACCTGCTGGCCCAGAACTTGTATCTGTCAGCGTACTCTGGAGCCTGCTGATACATCTGCTCCAGCTCGTTACCATCACCACGGTACCAGATGCGATTTCGGATGGCATTGGTCTCGAAGTCCAGGACCTCGTTAATCTGGATGCAGTTCCCGCTGGCCGGTACCACATTCAGCCAGCTGCGGATGCCCCGCTTGATAGTCTCACTCATGTTGTTCAGCCACCTCATTTCTTCTCAGCCTCCTCGAATCCAATCAGGTTCCGGTATGGTATCCAGGCATACTGATTGGCATTAATGGTATGGTCGTTCCTGTCCTCCGGCTTGTCCTTCTCGTCATCCCAGGAGTACCGGTCCAACTCGGACAGATGCTCCGCACAGGTATCTACTACTAGGTAACACCCCTGCTGTATCCAGCCCAGCTGCAGGTTGATACGGTCGATGATTCCCAGCTGCTTGTACGCATCCCAGAAGTTATACAGACAGCCCTTAAGCCGCTTGTATTTGCGTAGCTCCGTGATGGTCGCCTGGTCCGCATTGTCTATATACACATCCTTGGCAAACCCCCAGTCCTTGCGGCACTGCTCCAGAAAGGCCACGAACTTGACTGCTGTGTCACTGGGGGCCAGTGGGACATCCAGTTTGGCGTTGTTGTAGACCTTCTCAGCCAGGGTAACAAGCTTTCTGTCCTCCGTGATGCCCTGGAATATCATAGCTATGGTATCTGGGGACTTAGAGGAGTAGGATGTGTCCAGGGCGGCAGTGAACTTTTTGAATTTCAGTGCCTTGGCCTGCTTGACTGTGATGACATGCTTAGACCGCTCGAAGTTGCTGAAGATCAGGCCGGTTGCCTTGCCTCTCAAGCCCTGGATCTTGTTTTTCCAGATCTTTGTGCCCTTCGGCGTGTTGGTCATGATCTGGTCCAACTTCTCCTTGGACAGGCCCAGATTATGGGCAAAAGAAAAGAACCAATGCACCCAACCGGGTTTTGGTTCCTCCTGTAATTCATCCATTATCTCTTTTGGTGTTTCATCTTCCCACTCAGGCAGTGGCCTGGAACAGTTGATATACTCCTTATACACATCCAGGCCCGGGTCATCCGGGTTGAGCGTGGCCATCAGGTAATCGCTTCTCATGGCGGCCTCACGCACAAACTCTATGTCGGCCGTGTTAATCTCATCAATGTACAGGCATCCGTACTGGCCGCCCAGGGCATCCTTCCACTTGCGCTTGTTGCCGTAGCCGACAACAAAGATTATCTTATCGCCGCCGGATGTGTGGAATAGGATGTGAGGCATGTTATATCCACCGCCGCCGTTGCCTTTGTACTCCACCAGCACGCCGAAGTCATCCAGGATGCCCAGGTCCTTCTGGATGATGTTCTTCTCGGCGGCGCCGGTGTCATCCGCAGCCAGGATGTGCAGCTTTTTGGGCGATTCCGCTACCTTTAGCATGAATTTGAATAACCCCACCGTGGTCTTGCCGGCCGCCGTGGTACCCTCCAGGAACTCCACCGGGGCATCACAGCGCAGGAACGCCTTGTACTTATCCGACAGCAGTAATCTACCCGCGCTCATTACCCACCACCACGCATCTGCTGGAGCAGGTCGTCAAGCTTGGTCTTTTCGGTATCCAAGCCGCCGGACAGCTCCACCTTATCCTTAAACATCCCCAGATGGCGCCCCAGGAGCTCCAGGGCTCTTACCCTGTCATAGGTTTCCACGTTTATCCCAAACTTAGTTTCTTTGATTGCGGAGATAGCCGCCCGCTTCTCCTCTGGCAGTTCTTCAGTCGGGATTATTCGAACCACATCCCTTGTCTGCATCTGACCGGTATCTGGATCCACCACATAAGAGTTGTTCCGGATAACCGGCTCCCGCACAACATGTGCAAAATCGGTGCCGTTTGCACTGGCAATCTTCCGCAGCTCCTCCAGCACCCAATCTTGGGTAATCTCAGTACGCTTTTCCCGGTCCTTCATGCGCTCCTGGATATATTCCGCAACCTTAGTATTTCTTAGCAGCTTACTACCGTTGACCGCCGCAGCCTCATCCTTCTTGCAGCTCGGATACGCAACCTTGTAAGCCCTGGTGGCATTCAGGCCAATCAAGTATTCCTCACAAAATCGCTTCTGTTTCTTCGTCAATCAGGCTCACCTTCTTTCTGCGCAGGAAAAAGCCTCCACATCTCGGCGGAGGCCCTTAAGGGGAAAATCAATGTCAAATGTATCTGTCCGAATAGCGGGGGCAGGATTTGAACCTGCGACCTCCGGGTTATGGGCCCGGCGAGCTGCCAGACTGCTCTACCCCGCATCAATACCGGCTCGTCACCGGTATGTTCCAACTCACACCGCGGTTGGCTTACGGATACCTTGCACCAGTATGGTATCAACTGGGAGCTGCTCTCTATCCGATTTGCGAAGCTATGAAGAGACAGGAGAACGTCAGCTTCTAATTAGCCACCAGGGTATGGCACCTGGCGGCCGTTAATCAATGTGGGAGGAGGAAACGGCTCTTACACCACTTCCAGCCTATACTATAACATTTTGAAAACGAACAGTGCGAACAAAACGAACAAACATTACTTTTCTTCCATAAATCGCTGAAATTCCATTCTCACGCTGTCCGCTGTGGCCTTTCTTCCCAATTTAATCGCAACTTCACTCCAGGACATCTTCTGAAATATCGCATATCTAATAATCCGCTGCATCCTCTGAGGTATTGCATTCATCCAAGTCTCCACCCGAACCTTGATTCTTTCCGCATCCGCTTTTCGCTCCTCTAACAGATGCTCATAGGTCTCCAGTGCTCCTGGCTCGCTCACAACCGAATAGGCCATCCCCTGAATCTTAAAGCTCTGGGCCGTATAAGGGAACTCTTTCATGGACCCATGAACTCTGTCCTGTAAAATAGTCTTACGCTGCCGCTTAACCCTCCGTATATCTTCCTCAGTTTCCTTTATCAGCTCGCAGGCGTCTATGTATTGGCTCAAAATATCCTTGTCCATCGGCATATCCTTGTCCATCGGAATCACCTCCCCGTCAGTATTCCCACCAGAGTACAGTAAAAGATAACTGCACAGACATCTTTCTTTCGACAATAGTACCATGCCATCAGAAGATTCCCCAACAATACAGTGGTTCTAATTATTTCAAATATTATTGGCTCCACCTCCAAACTCTCTTTTATACCACATCCGCAGCCTTGCCAGCTGTACCCTCACGGGCGGCTCCCGCAGCTCCGGAACCGGGCACAGGCTGGTGTACATGTAGGCCGGCGCCGTCCGTATGCGCTCCTTGATTGCCTCGTCCGTTTGGGCGGCCAGAGCCTTGCTGTGGTCGATGCGGCTGACCTTGGACTGCTTACTGTCTTTCTTTCTCATAGACACCACTGCCTCATTACGTCTGTTACCACCTTTAGGAGCTGTACTGCAAGATTCAGTCCTATATAAAATCCTGCTCCTACGATGATGCCAAAGCTGTACCATTCAAGTACCTTTTTAATACACTCCTTGCACATCTCCTGATTCTCCTTTCGTATCAAAGTTTCAGTTTGGTTCATCATGATATTTCAATGCCTGGCCGCAAGTTGGACAGAAATAATCATCATCCTCAACCACATCTGAATCACATACCGGACAGAGGCACTCTGCTTCATCACCAGCTGAATAATATGATTGATATGCTGGTGTCCACACCACCATTCTCGGCTCGCTTTTGTCTTTTAAATACTGGACTTCTCCTGGCGTCAGGCCGGTATCCTCATAGGCTTTCAGCTTTTCTTTCTGTTGCAGCATGATTGCCTTCACCCGTTGCAGTACCGACAACGTAAAAGTATTATCCCGTTCCGCGTTGGACTTTATTGCAGCATCCAGCTCTATGATGTCTTTTTCAAAATCTCTTTCCATCCAGGCTCCTTTCTCCGGTTCTCCCAGAAATCCTAATTCTGGTTACAGCCTTTTTTCACCTTCTGAATTTCTTTCAGTTTCTCAATCAGCAACGACCGGTTCATATCGCAATCCCGGAAGAACTTCCCATCCCGCAGCAGATAGTACTCATGCCGGCCGTAACCATCATGATATTGGGCCTCATAGCTTCCTGACGCATATCCATCGAATATCCTTGCGTGATACACCTTGACCACCATGCTGGTGCCGTCCTCCAGGTCATACCGATAGTACCGTTCCCCGGTCTGTTTCGTCTCAATCCATAACGGCCACGTCTCATATGCATCCACGAAGGCAGCCCGTTGGTCATTGTTCTTTAGCACTGGCAGTTCCGGCTGCTCTGGCCTCGGCGGCGGATTCACGATGTCATCCAAATCGCATACATAGCTGGCCAGGGCACAAACCTTTAGTTTCAGCCGGCGGATATAGATGTCATTTTCGTCTACCCCACATTCCAGTCCTGCCTTAAGCAGGTTTTTCGCACGTTCCAGCTCATCCTGGGCAATCTGCAGCTCGGTCATGGGTTCCTCCGGGGCCCGGATGTCATCCTCCGTTTCTGAAATCTCCGTGAATTCACCATCAATCACGGTATCCTGGGATTCCGGCATGCCAGGAACATCGTCTTCATGTTCTGATGCCTCATCCTCAGCGCTTCCCAAGAGGCTGAGTAATTCCTTTACGTACTTGCTCCAGGTCAAGCTCAGAAATGTCTCGCACATATTATCCTGGAAATGAATCCGTTCCGGGCCGCATTGATAAAAGCCGTACTCCGTTGACCCGCTGTCATGGGGTTCTCCGTAATTGATTATCAGCTCCTGCCTCAGCAGTTTCACGTTCTCGTCATTGACGGCCTGCGCACACGGCTTGGACATGTGATGCTGATAGAAGTCCAGAACACATTCCTCCTGGGAAGGGATGGCTGTTTTCCCCTGTTGCACATCTGCGGCTTCCAGTAGCGGACAATCCGGCTCTGCCTTTGGGGTTTCCAGATGCTCCGGGCGCCGCTGCGAACTATAACATTCCAACTCACAGTCACCGCGCCTGACGCATTCCCAGCAGCACACCCGGCTGCAGTCCTCCCCGGTTCCCGGGATGAGCTTATGGGCCTCCTCCAGGGTGCAGTCAAATTCCGGCCGGTGGTTGCACTTCCCGGACTTCTCTGGATGAGCCTGTTCTGACTTTGGTAGTTCCGGCTCAGGCTCCGGTTCAACTTGTGGCGTCACAAGTTCTGGCTCCGTCTTTACTCTGTGTCGGAATTGGTATTCTTCCTCCAGACGGGTATTTTCTACGTCGAATACGGTCCGTCCCGAATCCGTGTAAAAAACTGTAACGTCCTGCCGTTTAAGAACTTTGTATGATAGTCCAAAAGCAGTAACTTCACACTCTTTTTCGGGCCTGGCATATCCGGCATCCAGGTATGCTCCTACAACCACGGCAAGGGCGGCACCATACGCATTGTCTATCGTCCTGTTTCCAGCAGTGAAATGTATTACCTCCGGCTCTCTTTCAGCTCCTTCATCCAGTTGCGATGTTACAACTTTCCCGCTCAGCTCTCCCTCATGTTCCTTCAGCTCTGGTTGTAATGTCACAACTTCTTTTTCCAGCTGAGGTTCCGGCTTCCGGATAGCCTGCAGCTGCTTCACTGTCATATCCGGATTAACCAGGGTCCGCTGTTCTTCCGTCAGGTAAGCCAGCTCCACCAGCTGGGAAATTTTATACTCCCTATACTCTTCCGCCAGCACCGGGCTGTTCCCGTCCTTACTCAACTGATCATTGACCTTGATGCACCGGCTGGCCCATCCCTTATCCCGGTCATATTTGTCACGGACGAATTCCTCAAAATTCTGATATCCAGCCTCCTGGAAGAGTTTTCTGTCTCGGATGGCCTTAAGATAAAACCCAACCAACCGCTATGTAATTCCTGACTGAGGCCCACATATTGGTTTCTATACCATCCATGGCCTGTGCCAGGGTCATGTCACGTTCATACCACTGCATTACTTCATTCATCGTGGCCCTCCTACTTCATCGTCTCATATATCCACTTCTTCTCATTCCACGCAACAGCCACCGGCGCCCCGCAGTCATAGCAGTCCACGTCAAATTCAGTCTCTGTCATGTTGGTCAGATACCTGGCCTGCCTGCCGCATTCACATTTCATGTACAGCGGAACCATACGCTCCATCCTTGTCACGGCCCCGCATTCACACCGGTAATGATTCAGCCGTGTCTTGGCACAGAATCCCCTGGTCTTTCCACAGGCAGGGCATTTCATGTACAGATACCCGCCATACCCTGCGGAGATGATGTTAGGCGCCGGTTCTCCGCCTTCCTTTTCCGGAATCTCTGCTGCTTCCACCACCGTCTCAGCCTCCTGTCTTTCCTGACCTGGATAGACTGTTTCTGTCGATTCCTGAACCGGTGCCACAGCCACGCCTTCCTGCAGCTTCTGTCCCCTGCTTCCAATCAGCCACAGTGATTCTGCCAATTTGTGGAACGCCGTCCGCGCCTGGCCCTCCTCCATGTCCATCACCATATATGCTCCTGGCATTGATATCCTAACTTTCATCCTGTTCTCTCCTTCCCACCGGCATGCATCCGAAATGAATGTGGAGCTCCGTCCGCCGCCTTGTCTTGATATACACATGATCCCCGCTTATCTCCTGTCCGCACTGGCTGCAGATATAGACCTTGGGTTTTTCAGTTGTTTTCTTTTCTTTCCCTCTAGGCACCTTTGTCCTCCTCTTCTGCGGCTTCTAAAACAAGTTTTCTTAATTTCATAATGCCTGCTATGACGCTGCCATAGCACTTTTCCTGATACAAGGCTTTGCTGATTAATTCGCACATCCCCGAATCCGCTACAGCCTGGTTGATTTTCTGCAGGCTATGCTCTGCGTCTGACCATTTTATATACAGGTTTCTATGCACTACTTCATGAATGATTGCTTCCGTCATGTCCTTTAGTTCCTGCCGAAGGTTGTTGTATGCCATTCTGTGTTTTGTCCGGAGGATTTCCAGTGGAACATTATCCTCATTCTTTTTAAGTTTCCACAGCAGGTCTTTATATCCTTGGATATCAACACTGATAATCTCTGGCATTTCCTGACCGAATGATTTTATGAACATGTATTCTGAGATATACAGCCAGTCATCCACCTGCTCTTTGTTTTCAAATTCTGGATAATGCCCCGGAACCATTCGTATTCCGCTCTCCCATATCTTCCTTTCGGCATATTCTCTTACTTCGTCCGTCATGATTTCCTCCAAGTAACCACTTTTCATGGTTACAGTAACCATCTTTTTATACTCATTGGATACCGCTCAAACCCTCATAAAATAAGGCTTTGTCAGCCACGGCAACCAAAGTAACCATGTTTTTAGGTTCCCTTACGCGCGAGGCATTTTTTCTAAATCTTTGTTAAAATATATACAAAGATTGTAAAATATTTTTTCTGTATATAGATAGGGTTTTTGGATGGTTCCATGGTTACTCACCCCTAAAAACACCCGCAAACCCGCATGAAACCTAGCTTTTTGCGGTAACCATGCCTTGGTTACTCCATGGTCCCTGTCAGTTGAACGGCAGCCGTTCCTGGCCGTCATCCTCTATTTTCACAAATCCATCCCTGTCCGTGTTGTCATTTAACTTGAGAAAAATGCACCGTATCTTATTCCCATTGAAGCTTTTCACCTTGTCCATCCGTTTCCCGCTCCCTTCCACCTGGATAATGCCCTTCCGGTTCGCCCAGGACAGGAAAGATGTACGCGAAAACCCGCCTTCCTTGCACAAAGCCGTAAAGGCCGTGGCATAGATGATGGCATATCCATTCTCAATCGTGCCCCACTTTTCCACGTTCTCCACTTTACCGTCAAATCTGGCCGGATTCATAGCCACCTTGTCCAGCACGTACTGGTAGCACCTCTCATTGTCGGACAGCTCATCACGGTCCACCAGGACCTCTCTGGCCTCCTCCAGACTTATGTACTGCCCGTCCTTGAACAGATAGTCCGTGGCCAGCTTGTCGGCCGTCAGGATGATTGACAGGGACAGGCTCTGCTTCTGCATCTTCTCATCATCTGCCAGCTGGCGCAGGAAGCCCCGCTGTATTTCGCGGATCTGCTCAACCCCAATGTCTTTGACGACATCCACAAACTCCTGGCCGGCATGGCCATAATTGTGTTTGACCAGCTCCGCAGTGGCCCCAGGATCGTCAAAAACCCGCTGACCGCACTCAATTTCCAGTATTCGGTTGATAGCGCCACCCTGGGTCACATAGGAGCTCAAAGGCCGTTCTCCATTGGTCAGAATACAGTTCTTCCAGTGGTTCTCCCGGTTCAGTCCCAGCTCCTTGTTGGAGCGGGTTTTGCCCTTTCCGGAGCACAGGTCATAGACCAGCCCCTCAAAGTTGTCCTCTATCTTCCGGTTCTTCTTGCTGGTATCATCCAGAATGAGGGGCAGGTTATTCAGCAGGTCGCAGATTGCTTCCAGCCCGACCTCTGTCCCCTTATAATCCTTAATATAGGCGCTCTCGTCCGGATCCGCCCAGACAGACGCAGCCAGCATCAGATCCACTGTCTTTCCACCTTCCGTTTCTCCCCAGAGGTCCACAAAGTACGGCAGACCGCCCAGGAGCTGCACCAGGACACTTGAAAAGGATGCCGCCAGCATAAACTTAACCTCCAGCCGGCCAATCCGGCGCAGCTCCAGCACATGCTCATACCACTTATTACGGCTTCCGGATGGCCCAATGCTCTCCGCTATCTGGCGGAACCGCACGTCCCCATCGAACACAATGTCCGTGTCATAGGGCAGGAACCCACCGCGGATCCATCCCAGCTTGGACGTGGAATACTGAACCGCTATATGCTCCTCGTTGGCGTTCTCTACATCAGCCAGGTAACGCACCAGGTATTTTGCATTCTCGCTGGTGACCGCTATCCCACGACCAGACAGGCTTACTATCTTATTGGCGGACGTAACCATGGTTTTAGGCACAATGATTTCGTCCCAACGCCCGTTGCGTTTGTAGGCCAGCTTTATCTGCTCCTCCCCAGTCTCCAGGTTCTTCAGCCGCTCAATGGGCAGGATAGGATGATAGCAGGCCAGGATGTCCGTGTATCCCGTGGTGGGGTTCCGAAGGAATATCCCTCCCTCGCCGGCAATCCACTCTTTACACTGCATCCGGTCATAGGGTCCATCAAAATTGGTCCATTGCTCCAGCGTGCAGGGCTGGTTTTTCTTATCACGTTCCCGGCGCCGCATCTCCCGCTCCACACGTTTATAGGCCTTGACCAGTTCCTGGAACTTCTTTTTCACCCCCAGCTCTCCGGCCCGGTCCTCCAGTGACAGCAGCAGCCTTGACTTGTACAGCTCGTCCTCCTGGTCAAACACTTCTGTCAGCACATCATCCGACAATACTGTTTCAGCCGTCAGCTCCTTCAACGGCACCATGCTACCACCTCGCTTCCAATCCGCTTAACTCTGCCTGCACATACAGCTGGTACTGCAGGGCATTGTAACAGTCACACCAGGTATCGCTTAGCGGCTCTGAATGCTCCATATAGGCCCTGTAGATGCTTATGAGAATGTTGTTCAGCCTGCACTTCTCCCTGCCCCGCTCTGCCTCCTTTTGACGCATAATGCGCTGCTTCCGTGCCTGGTAGACCGCCAGCCGACTTGAAAATGTCGGCTCCTTATATTCTCCTCCAAGTCGGTGGAATGCCTCTTTGAAGGAGACATCATCTATCATCATAACGAAGTCAAAGATATCACCATGCTTGCCGCAGGAATGGCAGTGGAAGTCCCGATCATATACCTTGAGTGATGGCGTTCTATCGCCTTGGTGGAACGGGCAGCTAATAAACCCAGCCCGGTTGGGCTGGAACCCATACCGCTCCACCACATCCCTCATGCTGTATGTTGCCTTAATTTCCTCACTGGTCATGGCAATCACCGCCCAGCAGCTCTATGATCCGTTTCCCAGTGTCCTTCTTCTCGCAGAACAGGAACCGGCAGCCATACTTGCGTTCAAATGTGCATAGAATTTTATAAAGCTTATCCCCGGTTGTAGCCTTCGTCTCCCGCTCCATCCATCTGCCTGTATGCGGATCCTTATATCGTTCTACCCGTCTGGGATTCCTCCACCATATCACATCCTCCAGGCATTCAATCCCCCGGCCGTGTTCACACAGAATGATGATTTCAATTCCATGTTCCCTGGCCCGCAGAATTTCATCGCGGAACCGGTTATGCCCCTGGCAGACGTTCCCGCACAGCTCCGTCAGGTCCTGTTTCCGGTCTATAATCAAACGGGGGTTATCATAGTTCATATAATCCCCGACATATAACTTTGATACGAAATGGTCCACACCCTGGCGGTCAAACTCCGCCACAATCTTCCGGATGGCCCGGGCCTTCTCGCGGCTGTCAATCTGTATATTCAAGCAATCACCTCTGTCTAATTAAACGGCAGTCCTTCGTCCTCCACTCCATCAGGAATGTTC